GGTATTTAACTCGCAAGACGATTTATATATGTACAAATTTAAATGTTGCTATAAGTGCTATATTCAACACGTTGAAGGAAGAGAGGAAAAATGGCTGAAAAAAATAACATCCTAGATATCGTAAGAGGAATTTCACAAGCAATGGCTAATTCATATGATGGTGCTGTTGACGAAAATGGTGAAAGAATTAAAATTGGTTTAAAAAGGGAAGAAGGTGATCTAGTTCTTGATAAAAGAGTTATGGATGGCTTTGATGTTTATTTCTCAGGTAACACTCTTATTGTAAAATATCAATCTGAAATTATGCTTCGTGATGTACACGGTGGCAAGTTTGAATCAGAGGTTGAACAATCATTAGCCGATATTGTTTCCTATCTTAAAAAGCAATATAAAAAAGTAACAGGCAATTCTTTAACCCTAACAAAATCTGGTGAACCAGATATGCTAGTGCAAAACATTTCTCGTGTTCGTTCTGTTGTTAATGCTACGCAAAAATATACTATTGGTGGAATTGATGCAGAACCAGAAATGGGCAAAACAGTGGATGAAAGATTAAGTGATACATTTAAAAAGTTTCTTGGATTTGATGAGTCTGTTTTTCCAGGTGCCCAAAAGCCAAAAAATGTAAAAGGCAAACGTGACGAGGAACCAAAGAGTTGAAAATCTCAAAACAAAGATTAGCTGAAATTATCAAAGAAGAAATAGAAGCATCATCAGAGCAACCTAAGCAGGCACAAGAGCCAGATGCAAGAACTTCTGATGCAAAGGTTATTATTGCAAAGATGCCATCTATTGATTTGCCGCACGAATATCAAGAGATTCTCCAAGCTGTATTAAAGCATAACGTTAAGCAAAAAGATATGATTATTAAAAAAGTCTTCGGCCCATCTGTTGGCGGAACTATCTTAAAAATGCTCGGCGGCGAATAAGATATGTATGTCCAATTACTTATCCAAAAAAGATCTAGTAAAAGAGATCGTTAAATGCGGTAAAGATCCCGTATATTTTATTGACAATTATTGTAAAATTTCCCACCCAACCAAAGGCCAAATAGCTTTTAAAACTTGGGACTTTCAAAAAGATCTTCTTTACAAATTTAACGATTACAGAAATAATATTATCTTAAAATCAAGACAGATGGGTATTTCTACAATATCTGCTGCTTATGTTTCTTGGATGATGTTATTTCACCGTGATAAAAACATTCTTGTAATCGCAACAAAATTTGGAACTGCTGCAAACTTAGTTAAGAAAGTTAAGTCAATGATCAAAAATCTTCCCCCTTGGTTTGATCAGTTGGCAACTATTGCAATTGACAACAGGTCATCATTTGTTCTTAATAATGGTTCCGAAATTAAAGCATCTTCAACATCAGCTGACGCTGGTCGTTCAGAAGCACTGTCATTGTTGGTAATTGATGAGGCAGCGCACATTGAAGGTTTTGATGACTTATGGACAGCACTTCAACCTACAATGGCAGCAGGTGGTAGATGTATCGCTCTTTCATCTCCAAATGGTGTTGGCAACTGGTTTCATAAAACTTATGTATCTGCGGACAATGGAGAAAATGATTTCCACCCAACAGAACTTCATTGGTCTTTACACCCAGAACGAGATCAAACCTGGTTTGAAGAAACAACAAGAAACCTTTCAAGAAGAAGGGTGGCGCAAGAATACGAATGTAACTTTAATGCTTCTGGTGAAACAGTAATCAATTCAGAAGATATGGATAAATTAAGTAAGTTCGTTTGTGAGCCAAAGTATAAAACAGGATTTGATAGGAACTATTGGATATGGGAGGAGTATGATGCTAGCAAAAATTATTTGGTGGTTGGGGATGTTTCTCGTGGCGATGGAAACGATTACTCTGTGTTTCATATTTACGACACTCACAATATGAACCAAGTTGCAGAATATCGTGGTAAACCAAATACAGACGACTTTTCAAGAATAATTCACGATGCTGCAAAAGAATACGGAAATGCTATGTTAGTTGTTGAGAATAACAACATAGGATATTCAGTTTTAGAGAAGTTAATAGCAGCTGGTTATTCTAATTTATATTTCTCTATTAAAGGAACTCACGAGTATCTTGAACAGTATCGTGCAGAAGGAGTTTCCAATTCTATACCAGGCTTTACAACCTCTCAAAAAACAAGACCTTTGATAGTTGCAAAGCTAGAAGAGTTTATCCGTAATGGACTAATTACTATTAATTCTGAAAGGACTTACCAAGAATTAAAAACGTTTGTTTGGAGGAATGGAAGACCAGAGGCACAAAGAAGCTACAACGACGATCTTGTTATGTCGTTAGCGATTACTTGTTGGGTTGTTGAAACTGTATTGCAAGAAAACAAAAGAGAACTCCAATATAAGAGAGCTGCTTTAAATTCTATGATAAAAGTCAATACAAAGATTAACACAACAATACCCGGTATGCAAGGCTATAAAAGTAACGAAAGTTATGATAAAATGAACGAAGCAAAAAAAATGTATAACGACTTTGGTTGGATAATAAAAGGATAAAAAATGGCTGCAAACAATAATAAACAAAACGTAAGAAATCCAGAATCATTCTTGTTCAAGGCATTGACAAGATTATTCTCTGGCCCACTCGTACAAAGAAATCGTCAAAACCCTCGCCAACTAAAACGATGGCAATTAGATAAATATAAATTTCAATCAGCAGCCGGGTTGAATTTTAAAAAATCATCTTATGGAATGAGCGCATTTGACAATGTTTATGCAAATGGCTTATCAAACATTGCTCGTGCAGAAAGATATGTAGATTTTGATCAAATGGAATACACTCCTGAGATTGCATCTGCGCTTGATATTTATGCCGACGAGATGACAACCTCATCACCTCTTCGCCAATTATTAACAATCAATTGCCCAAACGAAGAGCTTAAAAGTATCTTAGATCAATTATTTTACAACATTCTTAACATTGAACATAACCTTTATGGCTGGTGTAGAACAATGTGTAAGTACGGTGATTACTTTCTTTATTTAGATATTGATGAGAATGTTGGAGTTAAATCTGTTATTGGCCTTCCACCGTCCGAAATTGAAAGGCTAGAAGGTGAAGATAAAACAAATCCAAATTATGTTCAGTATCAATGGAACTCTGGTGGTTTAACATTTGAAAATTGGCAAATTGGTCATTTTAGAATTTTGGGTAATGATAAGTTTGCCCCTTATGGAACTTCTGTTCTTGAAGCATCAAGAAGAATTTGGAGGCAATTGTCTTTACAAGAAGATGCAATGATGGCTTACCGTATTGTTAGATCTCCTGAGAGAAGAGTGTTTTATATTGATGTTGGTGGTATTCCCGAAAATGAAGTAGAGCAACATATGCAACGCATTGTTACTTCTATGAAAAGAAACCAAGTAATTGATGCAGACACAGGAAGAGTTGATTTAAGATACAATCCAATGTCAGTAGACGAAGACTATTTTATTCCTGTTCGTGGTGGAGCAGCTGGAACTAAAATTGAAAACCTACCAGGCGGATCTTACACTGGTGATATTGATGATGTTAAATATCTTCGTGATAAACTGTTTTCAGCTTTAAAAATTCCTGCATCTTACCTTACACAAGGCGATGAAGGCTCAGAAGATAAAACAACTCTGGCCCAAAAAGACATTCGTTTTGCGAGAACAATTACAAGACTTCAACGTAACATAACATCAGAGCTAGAAAAGATTGCAGTCATTCATCTTTACACTCTGGGGTATACAGGTAAAGACCTTATTTCATTTAAGTTACAATTAAATCAACCTTCAAAGATTTCTGAACTTCAAGAGCTTGAACACTGGAAAGCTAAGTTTGACATTGCAAGCGCAGCAACAGAGGGCTATTTCAGTCGCCGCTGGGTGTCAAAAAATATCTTTGGATTATCTGATGATGAAATTTTACGAAGCCAGAGAGAGATGTTTTATGATAGAAAACTTGATGCATCACTTGAAGGTGTCGCAACAGTAGAGGCAGACGCCGCAGCAGGCGGTGGTGGTGACAGCCTTCTTGGTGGGGGAGATACTGGTTC